CTAATTATTAACAATAGATTGATGTTGTAAATACTCGTCATAGATACTCTTTAAATCCATTTCATTCTTTTTTATACGCCTTTGCAAGGCTTTTAACTTTCTTGTTTCATATAATTCGGCAAACAGCTTTTCTATAGCTTTATCTTTTCCTTCTACGTAGCAGATGTATCTAAAATCATTAAAGCTATATAATCTCACGTCATAACCTCGCAAAAAATAATATCTTCTATATTAATGTCAATTATTCGCTCGTCAAAGCGTTCAAGTGATACAATGTGTTTTTTGTTGTCAATGTATACAGGAACTACATACTTATAGCGTACATGATGATTGTTCTTTAAAAACAGTACTTCTATTGACCAGTTACGCTTAAGTGCATCTGCTAATACTATTGAATGTTCTAAAATATCATCAAATAAGTTATACATTTACTTCACCTCTTGACAACATTATACGAACAAACGTTCTTGAAATCAAGCGGTAAATAGGATTAAAATAAAATAATGTTTGACTTTGTATAATACATGTATTATAATATAAGTATAGAAAGGAGTTGAGACAGTGAAAGATGTTTTAGAGGAAATAAAAACAGTCCTCGAAATTATCACTCTTGCAGTAGCGCTGATAACATTACGCAAGAAAGATAAAAACAAGGACAAGTAAATTCAGAGGGGTGAAATTCCCCTCCCTCTATTAAATTATAACATGCCTTTCACAAATTATGAATAAATATATCTGGATTATATTAATTGTTATCTGTGTTAACGGACTCGCTAGTTACTTTCAGAACACAGCATTAACTATCATTGCTATACTGACTACATTAGCTTGTTTAGTGTATTTAATAAAAAATAGGAAGTGATTAATTATGACGAAAAAAACGACCTCTGACGCGCAGTTGAAAGCAAATAAGGCATGGCAAGATAAAAACAAAGAACATGCAAATTATTTAAAAAGTCGTTCAGCTGCGCGATCTTTTATTAAGAAAAAAGCCACTTTAGAAGACTTGGAAGAACTAGAAATTGCAATAAAGCAAAGAAAAACTGAAATAATTTCATTAGACAATAGCCCTGAATGAAAAATTTCGGGGTTTTTATTTTAAAATAAATTTAATAAAACTATTGACTACTACGATTATTCGTAGTATAATATGTATATAGTAAAGGAACGGGAGGAAAATACAATGTATAACAAGGCTGAAATTATGAAACAAGCTTGGAATTGGTTCAACGATAGCAACATTTGGTTAAGCGATATTGAGTGGGTAAGTTACACAGACAAAGAAAAATCTTTCTCCGTTTGTTTAAAAGCTGCTTGGTCTAAAGCGAAAGAAGAAGTTGAAGAATCTAAAAAAGAAAGCAAACATATTGCTAAAAGCGAAGAGTTGAAAGCTTGGAATTGGGCTGAACGAAAATTAGGCTTACACTTTAATATTTCAGATGATGAAAAATTCACTAGTGTAAAAGATGAAACTAAAATAAATTTCGGCTTAAGTCTTTGGGCTTGTGCAATGAAAGCAGTTAAACTACACAATGACTTGTTTCCACAAACAGCAGCTTAAAAAATTATATTATAGAAAAGGAATGTGATTAAAATGACAATAACAACAGCACAAAAAAGATATTATGACGCGATGAATGAATTTGAAGCAATTATCAGTAAAGAATTAGAACAAACACCAGCGTTTTCGCAGGATTTACTTAATGACTCTGACTACTTAGCTGTTACAAAAAATGAAGCGTATGCAGTAGCACTTTGCCTGCTCGATGATGACAAGCTATATTTAGATGAAACTTTAGTTCACTCGACACGTTTAGATATTGAAGATGAAACTTATTATATTAACTTTGTAGTAACTAATGAAGATGATTTTAAACTAGCTACAGATGAAGATAAGGAAAAACACGATAAACAAGAAGTAATTATAAAAAGTGGGTTGAACTAAAAATATGTCGATAAAACTATTAGATGAATTCTTAAAAAAACACAATAAAACGAGGTATCAGTTAAGCAAACTGACTGGTATCTCGCAAAACACATTGAACGATTACAATAAAAAAGAGTTAAACAAGTATTCTGTTTCATTCTTGCGCGCACTCTCAATGTGTACAGGAATATCTACATTTGATGTTTTCATCGAGCTAGCAGAATTGGAAAAAAATTATGACGATCTTGCAGGATTTAAACACTTATTAGATAAGTATAAGTTGTCATTTCCTGCACAAGAATTTGAGTTGTACTGCTTAATTAAAGAGTTTGAATGTGCGAATATTGAAGTGCTTCCTTTTACATTTAATAGGTTTGAAAATGAAACGCATGTAGATATAGAAAAAGATGTTCGAAAAGCACTGGAAAATGCTATCACTGTGTTAAAAGAGAAGAAAAACGAATTGATATAACAATTACGCTAAGCTTATGTTTAGCGTGTTTTTTTGCATAAAAAAAGCCCCCCACAAACGCGAGGGCAACAAACTAAATCTTTTTAACAAACTTTGTGTTGGCAGTGAGATAGTAACCGCTCTTCGTCTTCAAGCGAGGTGTTCCGCCTTTAGTTTTCCCCATCCCCGAAATCGTGAAGACTGTGCCTGGCGGAAATGTTCCACCAGTTTTGTTTTTTGTTGTAAAGTCTACTGAATTGTATAGATCACATTGTACTAGTGTTTTAACTTTTCGCGGATTTTCTGTGTAGTATGTGTTTTTGCTTGCTGGTGTGTGTGGTTTTCCTGCTTTTAACTTCGCTAATAATGTTGTGTTCTGCGTTGCTGTTCCACTGTAATTTTTAATTCCGTAACTTGTCGCTAGTTTTTTGCGATTCGCAAAGCTTGAATCTAGTTTGTTTAAATTCATATAATCTACTAATCCTAGACTGTTCGTGTTCGCATTTGCGCTCGGTTTAGAAGAATTACTAGTACTAGCTCCTTTTCCAAAAGTATCAGTTCCATAACCTTTATAATTAAATTGAAGGTGTGGATTGTCTACAAATCCAGACCAATCACCGCCCCATTCAAATCCAAGGGACTTCGCTTTTGCCACAAATTTCTTGCCTTTGTCTGAACGATAAGCACTCCAATCGACCGTTTTACCTTTCGCCATGACATAGTCTAATGCTTGTCCTACCAAGTGATAAGAGCGCATTGTTTGAGACGCACCGTTAGCAACATTTGCGGCTTGTTGTTCTTTCGTTCTAATTGTTTCGTAGATTAATACTTCAATTCCGTTGTTTTCGGACCAATCTAGCAATTTTCTAGCTGCCGCTTTCGTATTGTCTGCTAACTTATTTACATTCGCTAAACTTCTACTATAATAATAACTTGTCATTATTTATCATCCTCTCCATATTTTTTGCTTCGATTAGTAAATTGTTCAAATAATCCAGTACCACCAGCTCCTGCTAAAGCGCCTGCCCAAATCATCGTTGCAAGCGATCCAGAGCCATCCAAAAACGTTGCTAATGCACCCAAAATTGCGCCGATAAAAATACTTACTGTCGGAAGCCATTTAGACGGGATTAACTCAGTCTTCTTAATCGCCTGAACAAAAACAGGTGTTACGACTACTAAGAAGGTCATATATACAAGTAACTCTTTTCCAAATTCCATTTCTATCATCCGTCCTTTACTTTGTTATTTTGTGTTCCAATAAATCTACTTTGTGAGCTAACTTTCCGACTGATTTAGACAGGCTGTCAATTGATTGTTGTTGCTGTTTCATCATGTCATTTTGCCTATCCATTAATCGCTGTTGTTCGTTCATCGTACTTATAAATTTATCTCTCTCTTCTTTCGATTCCTTATTACGCTTCTCTCGTTCTTCCTCCACTTTTTCGCGTTCTTCTTTCATTTCTATTCTTACAATTTTTGAATCATCCCAAATTCTTTTTGTGATAATTAGTAAGATTATAAAAAGCGCTACAAAGAGCGCCGCGAAGAACATTTCTTTCGCTAAAGCATAATCAAAAACTTTTGTTAGCCCCTCATACATTTTCATCATCCCCCATAAAAAATAAGCCTATTCGGCTTCTATTTCTTCTGACTGTATTCGTTGTTGTTCTTGTTTTAACTCATCCACTTTTGCTTTTACCTGACCTCGCAAATTCGCAGGAACTTCTTCAATAGTTTTTCGATTATTCATCACTAAATTCACATAAATTGGTATCATATAAGCCATGTCATCACCCTAAATTACTTTCAAATAGTGCGGCTAAAGCCTCTTGGGTGAGTAGTAATTCCTCTCTTAATTTTTCTATTTCAGTTTTTTCTGCTGGTATGATTGGATTTTCTGATTCCCATCTTTTCTTGTCTTCTTTCCAAATACTTCCATCCCAGCTTGGATAATACATTGCTCTTGCTATGCCGTTTTCGATTATTGAAGGTTCAATATTTGTAGAATTTTTCGGTTGATTGATTAAACCTTTTTCATCTTCAAACACAAGTATTGTTTCGAGATAATCGCCATTTTCATCATATGTGTAAAACTGTTTATAGTTCATGTTTACTCCTCCTAGTTCCCGACTTCATAGCTAATACCAGAAAGGCTTATATAGCTAGGATTAGCATTATCCGTTGATGATACTTGTAACATTTTTCCGTCAACGGGAATAGCAATACGATCACCGTTCCCGTTATTTGAAGCGGCAGCACCGTAATAAGTGACAATTGGTCTTGTGCCGCTGGGCATTGTTGCCAGGGTACTATTTGCTGTACTAATAAATGTACCAGCAACTGCTCCGCGGAATTCAGCAAAAGTTTTCAAACCGGTAGAGGTTTGTTTTGCTACAAGTCGATATTGAGGTGTACTACTGTCGCCAGTTGAGTAACCAGAGGCAAGGGGTACATTTATCCAAGCTCCGTAACTATCCATCTTGCTATCTGTATATGCTTTTGCAGAGTTTAATGCACTATCCGCTTTTGCTTGCGATCCCGCGGTATTTTCTTTTGCATTCCAATTCGTTTTATCAGTCATTGTCACATGAATGCTTGTGTTGTTTATATGATTTTCAAAATCTGCTTTTTGGGGAAATTGGTCTGGATTAAGACTATCGAATGTGTTTTTTAATTCAGTAGCTTGTCCTTGCAAATCATCAATTTCATTTTGAAGAATTTCCACTTTTTCGTTAAATATTTTCTCGTAATCATCCCATTTTTCAACATAATAGGTAGCAATGGGCAAAAAATTATCATCAATCATCGCTTTTTCAATAACAAAACTAAAACGATTGATTTGCATTGTTTGATTTGGATATTTAACGTACAATTCTGCATTAGCTTGTCCGTCGTGACTTATTTGCTCATCAGTCAATGAGTATTCAAAAACACCTTCTGTTCTGTTAATTATTTCTGGATTAACAATGTAGCTACTTTCGTATTTTTTGCCAACAGACAATACCATAGCAAGCGTTACCTCTGCCGCGCTTGAAAGTGGTAAATTGTTATCATCTTTTTTTGCAGTAAACTTTAATCGCGCAGTCCCTCCAGAGTCTTGCGTACTAAACCTTATCTGAGGAACATTAGCTTTAGCGTTCTGTGCACTAACAGAAAAATCAAGAATAGCTGATTTAAAGATTTGATTTGTCATTAGAATATCTGACCTCCCGCTTGTTTCAATTCTGCGGTAGTAGCGTTTAAAACTGGCGTACCAGACTTAACCAAAATGCCTCCGCTAGAAGCTTTTAAACCGACATTCGAAGTTGCTTCGCATGTATTTGTTGATGCAAATAAAGCATGTCCCATGTACTCGGACGACATAATAATGTTTTGATTTTTAAAATAGTTGCTATAACAGTTACCTCGAGATTGATTGTATTGCACAGTTGTAATATTAGTTGCTTTCAAATTAGTGTCAAATCGGCATTTAGTAACTGTGCCGTACCAGCACCTTGCAAACTGAATTACCGTAGAATTATTATTCACTGCCGTACTCATAGAATTAAGTCCTTGTACCACGCACTGAAACATGATGCCAGAAAACAGAATACTTTTAACAAAAAAACCTGTTTGTCCAGTTGTCGGGTCGATTGTCGCTAGATTTGTAGGCTGGATATAAAAGCATTCTGCGCCGCTGAACGACTGTACTACTACATCTTCGTTATACTGACCAGGTTCGCAAAAAATGTAAATAAATCCTCCTACTTTAACCTTCGGAACCATGTTTACAGCTTTTTGAATCGTTTTGAAAGGCGCATCAATAGCTCCTGTTCCTGTTACATCGTTACCGTTATTTGAACTAACATAATACTCAATATTTGATGCAGAATTACCGTACAATTCATCTAGTTTACTTTTTAATACTTTATTTTCTTCGTTTACTGCTTGAAGTAGCGCATTTGATTCAGCTAAATCACTTGCAATTGCTGAATAGTCACCATTTAGCCGCGAGTTTAAAGTGCTGTAGACTTGACCGTTTTTGCTAGTTCTAGCATCTACTACTTCAGTAATATTATTTCCGCTAGCTTCTAAAACAACATTATCAATTCTGTTATTAGTTGCATTTATATCTACATCTTTTGCTAATGAATCTTTTTCTAATTTTTCCATATTAGCATTAAACTGCTGATACTTATTAGAATCAAAAAGTGTATTTCCCCATTTTTCAAGATTTAACATCTATTTCGCTCCTTTCAGTGCTTTTGCTAATTGAGCCATTATTGCTACAATCGATTTTTTGTTATTTGAAAGTGTAATTTCTGGCGCTTTTATTGTGAATGGGTATTTTTTATATGCAACTATCTGCACATCATAATCAATGCCAAGCGGTTCATAAATAAATAGAACATAATCACCTTTTTCACACTCATAATCATTCTTCAATATCACGCTTCCCGTTGTTGCTGGATAGTCTTGTAATTCAAGCTTTAGGCGCCTTTGCATATTACCTGCCACAGTGTATCTTTCATCAGAAATGGGTTCCTGCCAACGAATACCCCATTTTTCTACTTCTGGGCTAGTGTATGTGATTGGAGAAAAATAGTTGTTTCCGTTACTATCAACTTTTCCATATCCTTTAATCTTCGTTTTTAACGAAAGAGTATCAATATCAAAACTTGCTTCGTCTGTATTGTATCTATATCTGATAAAATTTTCTGTCTTAGCACCATAAGTTTCACGTGGTTTAAATACTAAGTGTTTGTTGTCTGGGATAACAACCGCTCCATAATCATCTAATAATTGATCTACAAGCGTTAAGTAGTTGTTATTTCCAAAGTTTTCTTGTTGAACTTTTTCGAGCAGATTGGAAGGGTCTATTATCTCCCATGAAAAGCCTCTGTTATCAGTTTTAAAGATATGAGTTAAGCATTGTTCTAAAGTAAAAGAACCTGTTATAGTGTCGTCTTGTCGTCCATCTTGACATGTATAGTAAATATGAGACGCTTTAATATCTTTCGATAGCGTTTTTCCAACAGCATCATGACTTAATTGTTTAACGACAAATTCTTGCCCTCCAAAAAAAACAGAACTTTCATAATCTAAAAAAGAATAGCAGTGAGCGTTCTTGGGAGTTTGCACTACCTTAAACTCGATACTCCACATCTCGTTTTCTGTCCAACTTTCGCAAAAACTATCTTTATCGAAATCTGTTAATATTTCTTCGTTATTCTTCCAAAAATCAGCAACTATAATATCACTATTCATATATTCACCTACTTGTACAAAAAGGAGAAATCCCACTTCGTATCTAAATTACTAGTATTGCTAATCTCGATAAGATTCTCTCCTTTTTTCAAACTTATTAAACCGTGATTCGTGTTACGACCGCAGGGATTTCCGTTTATTCTAGGTGTAGCGCAATCAATAATTAATGTGTCTGTTGTACTTAACGATGGATAATAGATAAATCTATCGCCTGTCGTAATATTATTAATTGTTAATTCTCCTTCATTCTGACCACGCAAAGTAATTGCTAAATAATGTTCGCGCGGGTCTATGTCAAAACTACCGCCATTATAAATGATGAAACGACTTTTAGTGTGAGTATATCTATAATCCTCCATTGCTAGACCTTGGCCGAACTGCCATTTATCGCAATCAATTTCAGAATCGCTAAGCGTAGAACTTAGTGATTCTGAATAACCTCGAAACACATCGAATTCAAGTGTCAAATCTGCGTATCCCGGCGCTTTACGGTCAATACCAACGCCACTCGGATGTACTCTATATTTTTTACCAGGCGTTTTAGAATGAACTAAAAAATACTCGCTCCTTTGATAAATCAATTCCATTAACTCATCTAGTTTTATGTGGTATAAATCAGCAGTACCTGTTCTGAAATGGCACAAAATCGAGATAGAAAACATGCTAAAGTTACTATCTGTCGTTCTAGCGCCGTCAGAACCAGCGAATTCAGTATAATTATTAACTATTTGCGGCGGTTCTCTGCTCACTTCTCCTACCTCTAAATCAAATAATTCATTAAGCATATATGTTTTACCTTCAATTACTAATGCCAGCGATGTAGCCATATTATAGCCCCTTCCCATAGAATGCTAGTGATGTAGAACTTCCCAGATGATTATTTGTATTATCTGCAATATCCTTGCCGTCAACATAAAAGTTAATAGGTCTATCACCAGATTCTTGAATAGCTTTGATTAAATCAGCGTTGCTAGACTCTTTTGTTTTGTTGTCAATAATTGTTTTGACGGTGATAGTTCTGTTTAAATCTACGCTTTTGAGGCCCAGCGCTTTTTCAGCGGAAATCTTCGGCAAATTGATGGTCGGAACAGTCATATTAGAAGCAGCATTTACTACTTTATCAACCATTTTGTTAGTTGATTGAACAGCGCCTTTAGCGCCAGCTAAGACACCATTTCCGAGGCCGCCGGTAAAAAACTTCCCAAGCTCTATGGCCACGCGAGAAGGCGAATGAATTTTAAGCGCCTTTTTCACTGAATTAGTGATTGTGTTAGCAATGCTCTTAGCTGTTTTTTCTAGTTGTTTTTTCTGACTGTTTAGTCCGTTTATTAAACCTTTTGCTGCGTTAATACCAGCAGAATACATTGCATTAGCCGCTGTATTTCCCATCGCCTTAGATGCTGAATTGATTTGATTCTGCGTGCTGTTAATCGCTTTGATAGTCTTAGCGTCAGACTTAGCAAGAGCTTGCGCATAAGATGAACCATTCTCTACTCCCGATTCCAAAATGTCGTTTATAATATCTTTGCTAACGCCTTTTTTACGCAATTTTTCAACATTTGCTTGAAAAGCTTTAATTTCTTTTAAGCGTTTCTGCATTTCTGCTTGGATTGATTTTGGATTTTCTGGGTCTACATTGCTAATTGATCCATAACTTTTCATTTTTTCAGTGATTGAAGCAGCATACTCTTTACTTTGTTTCGTCAAATCTGCCATTTTTGTGTTAGCGGCTTTTAATTGAGCGACTACTTTATCACGTTTTTTAGCTGTTGCCGCTAGCTTGTTTGTTTGTTGCCCGATATAGCCTTCTATGCTACTTAACGCTTTCGCTTGTTTAAGTTGCCCGGCACTCTTATTCTTAGAATGTAATCCCGCGTCAATCGCTGAGGATATTTTGTCTTTCAGCGTAGTAGATAGTTTTTTGATTTGCTTTTCAGTTCCTAACGCCCCAGCAACAAGATTATTTGCTGCTTTTGTTACTGCTTTATTTTTATCTGCGATACCTAGCGAGTAACCAGAACCAAAGTCTCTACCTAATTTTTTTGCTTTTTTTGAAGGTGATTTAGATTTTTGTGCATCTTTTACTGCTTGAAGCGCTTTATTAGCTAAAGAGCCTGCTGCTTCACCAACTTTCTTCATACCGCTTAGAATTCCGTCAACATAGCCAGATGCGAAGTCAGAACCAACTCCGCTAGAATCAACAGAGGCCGCGCCACTTTTAGCAGAGTTACCTATACCAGTCCCTGCTGAAAAAGCATTTCCTTTTCCGTCTAATATCCCGCCATTAAAACCAGATGCGTTATTTGCTCCTGTCATTTTGAATAAATTCGGGTCAAAAGCGCCATTTTTTGCATTGTTTTTGAGTTCGGCGCCAGCGCTTTTATTTGCTTCAGCTGTACTCTTCAAGCCGTCCGCGTTTGCATTTCCGCCTTGTTTTCCGATATTGTTCATCTCGCCCGGAAGAGGAGATGCTCCTAACTTCACTCCATCAAGTAAAAATTTGCCAGCTCCTTGAAAATCTCCCGATTTAATCGCAGTGATAAATTGGTCCTTGCCACTTTGCCCGTTTTGGAACATGCCATTTGGCAAAGTTGAAAGAGTATTCATAACATCGTTATTAATATTTAATGCAGCTGTTGTATAATCTCCGCTTTGAAGTGCTGTAACAAACGCCTGAACACCTTCTCCACCGCGTTGACCCATGATTGCAGCTAAACCAGACAATGTATTATCAATTGAAGTGCTTGTAGAAACAAAATTTTGCCACAACGCAGACAACTGTTCATCACTAATATTTCCAAGTTGAGATAACCCGCTCGCAAATGTTTCAGCGTTTAAAGTGCCCCCATTTGCGATTATTGCGTTCATTTCAGTTGCCCAGTTTTTTAAGTTTGTAGACAGCGTCTTGTTTTTCTTCGTTTGCTCGTCAATTTGAATTTGATAGTTTGCTTTTTCGGTTTCAGTTGAAGCGTCCGCTTTTTTCTTTTTCAAATCAGCAAGCGATTTCTCGCCAGTTTCAACAGCTTTTTTCTTTTCTTCATATAAGCTCTTTTGAACTTCTAAGCTCGTATTTCTTTCCTTTTCATTTAAGCTTTTACCTTGTTCTAGTCGCAATAAGTTCGCTTCAACATACAGCTGATTTTGTTTCGCTAACTCTGTTTGAATATCAGTAGTTTGTTGTTGTAAAAACTTCTTCTGTTGAGCAGTTAACTCTTGCCCGTCAGCCCAACGATTTGTTTTTAGCATATTTGAATAATCGCTTTGCAAAGTTAGTAACGTGCTATTATTCTTTGTTGTTTCGTCTACTAAAGTTTTATTTGCATCTGCTATAGCTTTTTTACGTTTATCTCCTTCGAGACTCTGAGCCTTTTCCATAGCTACGCTATATTTATCTTGAGACTTTTTAGTTGCTTCTTGATATTGTTCGTAAAGGTCTTTAGCTGCATTTAAGAATGACTCAGTTTTTTCACTAAGTTTCTTTCCATACTGATCAACTCCGCCGCTCAGCATCGTATCTATTGCTTGATTCGACTTCGAAACAGTTGTTTCAGTTTGTTTGGCAGTTGTTTCTACAAGTTTTAATGTTTCCTTTATTTTCTTGCCAGATGTTTCGGTTTTCTTCGCTGTATTTTCGGCTTCTCCGCCCATTTGTTTGAATGCTTCAACTGTTCCAGTTAACGCATAGTTATCTTTATTAAAAGCATCTTTTATTGCTGAACCTGCTTCGACAAACGCATCTTTTGATTGCTCTAAGCTTTTCTTAGCACCTTTCAAATCCCAATGTAGAGCTTGAAATGCCGATTTTATCGCGTAATACAGCCCCTGTAGCGCTTTAATAGCTACTAACACAATTCGCGCTAATACTTGAATAATATCAACTACAGCAGCTAAAGCGAAACCAAGTACAATCCACGCCCCCACGCCGATATATTTCAATATGTCTTTAAACCCGCTTCCGACGGGTTTTAGGGCTGATACTATTTGTTTGAAAACATCTATTATCTTGCCGAATGAGTTTTTCACCGCTTCCCACATGCCAGATAGAAAGCTTTTTATCCCCGCCGTGTTTTCCTTAAAAGCGGTATACATTCCATAGATAACAGCTATCACTGCGCCAACCGCCGCAACAACAACGCCAAAAGCAGCAGTTGTTGAGCCGAGTGTTCCTACTAATTTAACGAATGACCCTTTAATTGTATTAGCTACAACTGAAAGTAGTGACCCGCTAGACGTCAAACTTTTTATCGCTCCTGCTAGTTTAGCTACTTTTGAAAATACGCTACTAATAATATTAAAAGCTACAAATCCTGCGGCAACTTTTGCCAATAGTGGTGCCCACTCAATCAAAACAGGTATAAACTCTTTTATTTTCTGAATTAAATCAGAAAGTTTTTTCTGGAATTCGGGACTTGCTGTTACTGCCGCAAACTGTTTGAATGCATTTTTAGCTACATCTAACGCTTGGATAATCGGGCCTTTTAAGTTTTCTACGATATTCGCAAGACTCTTAACAGCTGCCGTTTTCATGTTCGCAAATGAACCGCTGATAGTGTTACCTGCTGTTTTTGCTAGACCTGCCATTTTAGCCGTGTTCCCAGCCATTCCAGTCGTTCCTTCTTCGATGCCTTTTGTCAACATTGCGATAGCTTTTGTTGATTCTAAAGATCCTTCGGAAACATATTTTTTCATTTCTCCAACGCTTTTCCCTGTGGAGTTAGCTAAAATTTGCCATGCAGGAACACCCGCGTCAACTAAGCGATTAATATCATCCGCATAAGCAACGCCAGACGCTTGTAACGCAGAAATTGCATCTGTCATCTGGTCAATTGATTCTGAACCGTTTCCGACCCCATAGGCAGCGTCAGCAATAGCGGTAAATACAGGTTTTACATTCGCCGCTTTCATGCCTGCCGCAACCATTTTTTTAGCGCCTAAAGCGACGGCATCGAGCGCAATTGGTGTACCATCGATAGCCGCTGTAAGGTCTGTCATAACTAGTTGCGCATCTTTTGCTGAACCAGTAAGGACTGTTAACGATTTAGTTGCAGTATCAATCGTATCAACTCGACCAATAGCGCTACCCACAACATTTTTAGTTGCTGCAATTAATCCGAACGCTGCTGCTAATCTGAGAATACTAAAGCGAGCTTGTTCGGCGGGCTTTTCAACTGAATTTTTAAGTGCTTCACGCATTCCAGCGCCTGCGCCTTTCGCCGCCGCTTTTGCCGCGTTAAATCCGCTTACTAATCCACTTTTAATTAAAGAACCAGTGCTTTTCGCAATGTTTCCTAGGCCTTTTAATGCTGAAATACCAGCTTGGCCTGCCGCTTTAGCTCCGGATTTCACAGCGCTAAAGCCTGTTTTTAATGCTGATTTCACTGTTGTTCCTGTCGTTTTCGCCGCGCTTGCTACAGCGCTAAAAGCTGTTTTCATTGCGCTACTTACTGCTAACGCTGCTGATTTTGTAGCACTAGGAATAGCTTTCACAGCGCTAATAGTTCCTTTTACGCCCATATAAGCAGCAACTACCACCGCTTTGTAAGCTACTACGAAACTGTTTTTCACTGCTGTAGCCGCTGTTTTAGCAGCTCCTGGAATACTTTTAATAACTTTTACAGTAGTTTGAGCAAAAGAAATAGCAGCCGATTTAGCTGCTTGCAAACTGCTTACTAATGCTGATTTAATACTGATTCCCGCACTTTTAATTGCGCTAGGGATGGATTTAATGACATTAATTGATACTTTAACAGCTGACACAATACTACTTTGTACTGTCTTAGCAATTGAAAAGAAACCGTTTTTAATATTAACCGCTGTGTTTTTGATACTTGTCCCTAGATTTTTAACCGCTGTAATAGATGCTTTAGCAGCGTTTACGAACCCAGTTTTTACTGTTGAAGCCAGTTTAGATAGTGCCGCTTGTACATTTGCAGGCAATTCACGCATAAAGTTCAAACTAGCTTTTAAAGCATTTGAGCCGGCGCTTCCCATCGATTTAAACGCATTTACAAACGTGTCTTTTAATCGTTTCGATTGACTAGCAATATCTGAAACCGCTTCTCTATAGGCTTTATCTAATGCCGCCCCTGCGTTTGTTCCAGCTTTCGCTAAATCTTTTTCAAACGCATCAAGTTGTTTATCTGCTTTTTTATCGTCTAAACTAATCTCAATTACTACTGATCCATCGCTCATGTTCTCACCTCTAATCACTTAACTTATATCTGTTTTTCAGTTTAATTAATTCGTTTCGTTCTTTTTCTGTTCCTTTCCCCGAAGGTAATTCCGCTTGCCTAATGCCGATTATCGTTTTAATTGTTGTATCATCACGCAAACTTTCTAACAATGCTCTAAACTTATACCAGTGCATTTTCCCCCGACTATCTAATAAATCAATATTGTAGTCTTGTAAAAAAGAAGCGTAGATATAATCCGCATCTTGCGTTAATGAATATGAAGCAATTTCTTCCGCATCCTCATTGTTTGTAGCGCTTGGCATCTTGTTTCCGTCGATATCATAAAGCAAACCATCGTCATTTTCTTTAACAATATAATTAGTGAAAATATCAATAAGCACCAACGATTTTTCTTCAATATTCGCGTATTCGTCTTCCTCATTTGAACGTGGCCAAGGCATATCATCAGCAAAAAGCACATCAATTGCGAGGTTAGCTCTGAACACATCAGACAAACTATTATCTTCCGTTAAATCAATCACTCTTAGAACGTTGTCAAAAGCTAAATCGAGCTTATATTCTTTCCCTTCGTATTCGTAAATATCATTAACTCCAAAAGCGAGCGAAAGCATTTAAATCACTTCGCTTTTTTTGTCATTTTTGCTTTATATTTCTTTTGAATTTCATTTTGTTGTTTTTCTACTGAACCAACGATACTTTCTGCAACTTGATCGTATACTTGATACATTTTTAAAATATCTTTGCATTGCTTGTAACATTTAGAGAATGCTTCTTCGTCGTCTAATAAAACTGCATACGCTTCAGTTAAAGCTTCTTTAACATCTTCTTCTAAAGCAAAATAATCTTCTGAACTCATTTCGTCTGTATTATCAATGTTGTATTTATTTAACTTTTCCAGTTTCTTTTTGTACTTCTCATCTGCTTCAATCCATTTGCGGCGCATTTCATCACCTAGACCGACTCTAAACAGTTCCGTGCCAAGTTGAAACTCTTGATATGATTCTTCTAATTGAATATTGATTACATTATTTTGTGCCATGTATGATTTCCTCCAATTTAAAAGCCCCTACTATAAACGTAAGGGCTTCATTTATTAATCTGCTGCTTCTACTGTTACTTGTACTACTTTGTTGATAGAAGTACTTTCTTTAGATGCAACTGTTATGTTTGCTGTTCCTTCTGCTACGCCTTCACCTGTACCCACGCTATTGATTTTTGCCTTCGGTGGATTAGATGACGTGTAAGTTACTTCTTGACTAGCTCCCACTGGCAATACAGAAGCATTAATAGTAAATGTTTCTCCTACTTTAACGGTAATTGTATTGTGGTCCACTTCGACGCTGGACGGGCTCTCCTCAGGGTTTTGTAACCGTAGGTGTTTCATCATAAGCGATGCGGCAACCAAACGCTGGGAATTCTGTAGCATCGCCGCCACCCGCGGAGCCTTTAATTTCCGAAACAGTCGCTTTACCGATAGCTGTTTCGGTATCTGGAATTTCGATTTTAAACATAATCCCGCGTTTTTCTGGCGTTCTACGTTTAGCGACAATTAAGTTTTGCGCTTCGTCTTCACGATCGTGTGTCCCTTCGAATGTATAAGCTTCTGAGTAACCTAGCACAACCGTTTTTTCGTTGCCATCGCCGTCATAATCGCCTTGCTCCTCCGTGTTATCAGACCCATCATCTGAAACGTTTGTAATCCATTTTGACAGGCGTTTCCATACTGGCTCGCCCGCACCATCAACAATTTCAGCTACAAAGTATTTCGTTTTTGCGTTTTTAATTCTCATTTTTATTTTTCCTCACTTTCAATATATAATTTGATTTTGAAACCAGCACTATAAATAAAAGTCCCATCATCGCTAACGGAAACAATATTCGTAACGCTAGTTGTTTCTTTATCCTCCAAAACAAAGCTTCCATTTTGGCTTTGAATACTATCAATTTCCGCATTATCAAAATAAGCAGAAATGGCATTCAACACATCAATCACTTTCATTTCTTGCTTGCTAGAAGCATTTAGGTTAAAAGAAAAAGACCGCTCATAAGAGCCGTCTTGATAACCTTGTTTGTCGTTATTTGGAGTCAGTAGCAAAGCAATTGATTCAGGTTTTAATATCGCTGTTCTTAATTTCATATCTTTTAAATCGACGTTGTTTTCGATAGCATCCATGACACTGTCTAAAAAATCTAATGACATTATAATCCCTCCTCGACCGCTTTTTGCGCTACTTTTTCCCAGACGTCCATTTTATCTATTTTTGCCCGTTGGTCCCATTCAGGACCAGCCAACGGATGGTGTGTTAGTGTGAAATTGAAGTTTATACCTTTATACAGCCGTCGTGCATAAATAGATGTCCACATAATTTCTTTGTCATTCATGATAACGTATTGATTTGACAAGTCACCGCTTAAAAACGGCACATAAAGCGCAATATCAGCGGCCGCTTGATTAATTAAAGCAAACTGACCTCTTTCTTTCGCCTTTTTTACGCTCCCTTTTGCTTTTGAGAGGTCCACACGTACTTTAATCGGCATCAAACCACCTCGATTTCCCAATGATGCACGCTATTAGAAGTCGCATAGCAAGGTATAACTTTAACAATCTTATAAGCTTTTCCAGAGAAATATATTTTAGATCTACTTATAAAATCGTTTGGCATGTTCATGCTGTTCACCGCATCAATAAAAATAACCGCATCATATCTATCACTATCAGACAATCCCGCGATTTGATTTGATTTTGAGAAATCAACACGAACATGTTCAATCTCAATGCCTTTTTCATAAACGACTTGATTATGTCTATCTTCTTCTTTGTACGCTTCATAGCTAATGTTATGAATTAGCCAGTCAAGAGGCAATTGAGGGACATTTGTCGGCGGCTTTACTACTTTCATTAGCGAACACCTACCCCGCTGTATAATAAGCCAGTTGGTGCTAAATAAGACCTCACATCGCTTCCAATCAGCCCGTTATTAAGTGATGTGGCGGTTGATGCAAAGTTACTATCACTAATAGAAGTTCTTCCGATGCTCACATTATCCGGCTTAGATACAGCTAGCTCACTTGTTCCGCCCGCCTCTTTGAAATACTCGATTTGGTTGCAAGTAGCTAACTGTATTTGATGCTGAATAAATTCACTGAATGACTCAATTCCGCTTTTTCGAATTCGATAAAATGTCACTGAATCGATTTTTCTTTCAGCGTGTTTTAACAATTTGTCAAATTCATCCTGTTCCAAATGCTCCCCAGCGTATTCATTAGTATAAAATTCCAGTGTTGTGTAAGGCATAATATTCGCCCCCTTTTATCAAGCCCCGCCAGCTGGCAATTCTTCAACTAAATGTTGAATACCAACAATACCGATTTGTTTATCTTCGTAAACTTTTTCCCAGTTTCCAGCTTTCGCTAAGTCTGCATTCGTCGGAGTGATTTCGTTAGCATCACGAACAGCATTTTTAAATTTAACTCCATATGGATGCATGGTGAAAGCACGTCGAGTAAATACTTGGTCATTACCTTTGGATGCATCACGAGCCGTTTCGAAAGTTGTTAACTTAGCTGGGTTACCTGTGTTTCTTCCGATAGAACCAGTTGCGAATAAATACGATGTATATACTTTTGCTGCGCCTGTTCCTGTGGAAGGTACTCCATCATCTACAACTACACGGTATCCTAAATAAGTCGGGATATTAACTTCTCCCCGAGCATTTGGGATAAATGCAATTAAGTTTTGTTTTTGCAATGCTGTATACACTGCTGAATGCATAACCATTAAGTTTAAACGATCTGCAGAATCCCCGAGTAATTGTTTTGCATCTAATACCAAATTCCCCGAAATTGCAGATGTTGGTTTTGATAGCAAGTGAGAGCTCGCTAATGCACCGTTTTTAGCAAATAGTCCATTTAACACGGAAATTAGTACAGTTTGCTCACGACGCATCCACCAAGAAGCGATTTTCCCCATTAAAGCATTCAAAGGGTCGTCTCCCGAGATGACCGCCGCAAGTTCATTGACTGACCAGCCACGACCACGATACATTACAGCTGCAATGTCAGCGCTAGCCGTGATTTTCCCTGTTTCTAGTCCTTTTTCACCGTCACCTAAAGTTTCGTCTTCACCATCTAAATCGTTCCAAAACGGCATATTAACAAGTAATCCGCCCGCTGTGATATTTTGCGCAACGCTTGGATCAGCTACTGCAATTCCCGATTGAATGATTGCCGATTTTTCTGATGTAAAGTTATCCATGTAGGTATTAAAAACCTCTGGTGTTACTACATCTAATAATTTTGTGATTTCATTTGCCATTATTCACTCTCTCCTTTTTCCGTTAAAAATTTTGTTAAATTAAATGAATCTGATTTTAAATTTTCTTTTAATGAACCGTCGTAACCAGCTGGCGCCTTCGGATTACCACTAAATCCGAATTTTGGAACCTTTTCACTTTCTTGAGCAAATAAATAAGCATCGCTTTCCTGCAATGCTCCCAGCTGTTCATCAAGGCCTTTCAGACCTTCGTCTGTTAGTTCTAGTTTGTCGTTATCTAAAAGCGCTTTTACCGCCTTTGGATTTCTCGCTTTTGCACCAGCAAGCGCTAGCTCAATAGCTGAATTTTTCTTCGTTTCGGCAATTTCGGACTGGTAATCAGACTCTAAATCTTTGTTTTTTTGCTGTAAGTCCTCGATTTGTTTTTTCAATTCTTCACCAGTACCAGAATCCTTTTTCAAATCATCAATATCCTTGTCCCGTTGTGTCAGCTGACTTTTTAAGCCGTCTCTCTCTGCTTCCACCTCAGATAATTGTTGCTTAGCAGCTGTAACATCCTTACCATTCTCGGCCATCACTTTATTAATGACTTCATCCTCCAAGCCCAAACCTTTTAGATATTCTCTTTGCATTTTCGTTCCTCCTTCGATATTTTTACGCGGCAACGACCGCGAGAGCCGTCTTTTTACGACTTCCGAACAGGTCGAATATTAGGCATATACTTATTCTCTGCTGTATTGCCTTGTTAATTTATGTGTGTTTACAAATGCTCTTAGCTTGCTTTGTTTCGTTCTAACAGCCTGTTTCGCTTTTTTAACTGCCAGTTCATCGCCGAGCTCTTCGGCAGCTGATAATTTGCGTTTAGACGCTCTTATGTCTCGTTCCATTAAACGTTGTTGCTGACTCAACATGTAAACGCGTTTGTTTTCTTCTTCGTCTATTAACTCACTATCTTCTGGCGCTACGTTAATGCCCTCAACGAACGGGAAACGATGATGACGGCAATTACAGCCGAAAACACCATCGCCGTATCCATATCTGAGTTCCGGCGAATAAATAGACATGTATTTATTGCCGTATTTCGTTTTTGTTTCTTCAACAGATAACAAACAGATAACTTTGCCTTGAATGATTGAACATGTTGGTCGAGCGCCTACATGTTGTGAAATACGTACTAAATCAACGCCGTATTCACCCATCCGCTCATCTTCAATGCTGTTATAAACACTGTTGACGGTTGTTCTTGTAACAGTTCGGACGTAAGCTTCAGGTGTCCACCTTTTATTTGCCTTGTCTACAAGCGCAGGAACGCCATTTTCAGCGAATTTAGTTACTGCCTCAGCTAATGCTTGTCTATGTGTTTTTAAACCAGCTAAGACGCTCTGTGTCGTTTCGTGAATGATATCTGAATAGATTTGTCTTGCTTGCGATAACATCGTTTGATTGACGCGATGATAGTTGCTTTGTGCTAACGTAAAATAACTTCTCATTACTTTATCGACTATCGTTTGTCCATCGCTCGCTAGTGGCAACACAGCACCCGCTTCGGCTAATTTACTGAAATAGTTATCTACTTGTTTTAAATCGCTATATCCCGCGTCTTTGACAATAGAAAAAAGCTTCTTAGCTGATACGCCGGAAGCTTTGGAAATTTTATTTATCATTTGCTGATCTAGTGCATGAACTTGATTAAGTTTTTCTATTTGCCAAGCAAGCACATTATCTGCGCTGATATTTTTCTTTGTTTTTAGTCGTCGAACAATAAGAGTGAACAGTTCATTTTCTAAGCCTGTATAAACATCAACGACCGGTTGCACAAATAAGTCAAGTTGTCGTGGAGTTAGTGCCATCTAATATCACTCCTCTTCGCCGAATATCCCAGTCATATCGTTGTTAGGTATTTCCGCTTGTTTTTCCTTTGCTAACATTTCAGCCCATTCATCCGCCTCAGCTTCAGTAATATTCCAAGCGCGCTGTAAAGCAATTTTCAGCGGTATCATACCTTGATTTTTAGCGTTTGTGTAACGATTGATAGTTGTATCTTCGTCTTGCGCTATAGAATCGTCAAAATCGACCGTGATAGTGTCTAACTCGACTGTATCGCCATCGTAAGCCTCAATAAATTTTCCAACTTCGAGAATGCTCACAATCATTTCTTTTATGCCTTGTTCAATTAGTTGCGAATGACTGTTTTTAGTTTGATAAGTTTCTGACTTCTCGCTTACAACTTCTGTAGCTGTTTTTAAGCCGTTTTCATCGAAAGTGAATGTGCCAGCAGATAATCCGACCTGCATCGCGTAAATGCGCAACATCGCGTTTATAGACTCGATAAACTCAGTTGAACGAATCTCAACAGATATATCTTTTATCGCTTTACCGTTGTCGTCTTGATCACCTTGATAAAGGAAAAATGCTTCATCGGTTGAATCAAAATACTGTGAAGTCGAGCCGTCCAAGTTAACAGCCGTTTTAACGAAACTTGAAGGCACCAACACTTTCTTTTTGCCTAATTTGAATTCTTGATAGTATGAATCGAACATCAAATCAAGTGTTTTTAATGTATCCAATGCGTTAGCATAAACAGAAATGCCGAGCGGGCTCGTTAAATTCTTGTTATTCGCTATATTAGGTTTGATATAAATGAACGATGGGCGGGTAAATTTTGGTAGTGGTACAACTGGCTCAATATCATTAAACAACAGTTTTAAACTTACTTTTGTACCAAGCTCGTTCGGCGTGTCTGACTGATAAAGTTCTGTCGTGACTGTATACACATCGTCATGCCATTCGTTCCACTCAAGCAACGTATAATATTTACCGTTTTTATGAAAACTATTAGCAATAACACATTCGTCTACATTCTCGCTATCATTTGAGAGAGGATACATGCAATCAGCTGTTGCAAATGAAACTTTGACGTTTTTATTGCCGTCGTGGTATACCTTTATCACAAAACCGCCCATCGCTTCTCCGTATTCGATGTAACGCTCCATATTCTTCGTAAAACCGTTTGTTTTGAGTACGTTAAGCACGAACTCTTCTGCTGCTTCATCATCGATATTGATTTTCACTTTCTCGTTAAAAAGAAGCTTTGACATGTACTTAGCTGTGACCTTCGGCAAATTCATAGATAATTGGCGTCTGTTGACTGGATTGCCATTGTGTTCGTAATTGAGATTATGCCATTCAGCATAATGGCCTTGGTACAATCGTTTCCACATGTCAATATACTTATAATCTTCATCATTAGCATTTACTTTTTTATGGTCTTTTACATCTTTCAGTGCTTTCAATAGTCCCATTCTTCGCATCACTCCTTTCACTCCTGCGATTATTTGGTTAATCAAGGTTTTCACCTCCTAGAATTTAAGACCTAATTTGCGTAAATTATCTTTTACATAATATTGAAAAGCATCACACGTATGATCGTCTTCTTTGATGACTTCAGGCTTATCTGTATTAACTGTTTTGACATCCCATTGATATTTCCGGTGTTCCTCGATGAATATTTGATTTTCTGGAATATCAAGATAATAAAAACGACCTTGTGCGAGTAAATCACACACAAAGTCAATCATATCCACTTTTTTACCTTTTGCGACAGGATGTAAGCTAACGCCGTAATCTTTGTAGTATTGATTTCGAAGCCCGCCCTCCGCGCTATCTACCGTTTGCATATCGACATTTGTATTGTAGTTTCCAACTACTTTAGTCATAAAATCTCGCAACTCCTTTGAATACTCGCTAGGTGCTTTTTTAACAACTTGATTAGCAGGACTATAATAGTATGTGTTAAGCAAAATAACATTTCTTTTTGCAGTGAGACCAAAACTTAGATATGTTGTAGCTGACACTTGATGCCCCGTATCGATAGCAAAGTCAATTAAAATAAGCCTGTCATCCGCAGGAATAGCTTTAAGCGGCTGAAACAGGTTCATGTTATAAACATTATCACCAAGGCCTATTACCTCACCTAGATACATCCAGCGGTAATAATCGAGGTCATTCTTTTTGTACTTCTCAATTTTCTTAATGATTTGCTTAGATAAAAAGCCTTTTTCATCATCCAAGTAAGTAGTGTGATGTATTAAGTAATCATCATCACTACGTCTATTATCTACATATTCGTTCACCCACTCATAAGGATTGCGAGGTGGGTTAAATGACATGTATGTTGTAACTTCTTGACCATCCGGCAAATCTTCACGAATGAATGTGTCTTCTACAACATCAATATCAGTCACGCCAGAGAACTCCGCTAATTCCTCAAACCACAAATCGCTAACATAACCGACTGGGATTTTCATTGATTTTAGTTTCGCGGGATCATCACAACCAGAGAAGTAGAAGCCTGTCCCCCAAGTTTTGTGGACAATTTCCATTGGCGACTTACCAAATTTAAATTGGTCAGCAACACCCATTTCATACAAAGCCCATTTGATTTGCTGATACACTGACTTATAGAGCGTATTTGCTACTTTACGCAGGCACACCATGTTAGACATTGGATTAGCCATTTTCTTTTCTACGAGCTTTAAACTGATAACAGACGACTTCATAGAAGAACGCCCGCCCTTAGCGATGATGTGATTATGTTTAGATAGCCACAAGTCATAAAAAGCGGGATTAATCATATCTATTACATTGATAATCTGATAATCAATTAGTTGTTTGTGTATCGTCGCGTTCATCGTTGCCACCTGCCTTTTTGTCAAGGTAGGCTTGCATTTCGTCAACGTTTGACATGATAATTGTTGTTATCCCTTGATTGCTTTCTTGTTTTGTATCTGCTCTTAACTTATCAATTTGCGCTTGAATAAGTTCTTCTTGTAATTTGTCTCTACCGCCTGCTGCATGGCGCTTAACTATTTCCTTCAATGCGTTTATGCGTTGGCTTATTTCAGGTTCTTTATCTATAACATCGTAGTTATCTCCGTAAGTCACAACGACCTTTTCTGTCATTTCACCGCGAGCTATTTCAGTTAGCAATTGCATTGCTTCCGTGTAGTCCATAACACGATCTGCTTCTAACTTTTCTAAAGCGTTGGCTATATAGTCTTTGATGACAGGTTTTGACAAGTTTTCAGTGCCAATGCGATTAGCCGTTTTCGAACTATAACCAGCTAGACGAGCGGCTTCTGTAGCATTACCGCATTTTATATATTCATCCGCAAATCGTTTTTGTTTTTCGGTTAGTTTCACTACATATCACCACACTCCCTTATTTTGATAAAATAAAAAGGACCATCACAGGCCCTTTATTTTTCTTAACTCAAGTTTCTCTTTATGTTTAAATATTTTTGATGTTGAATCTATAAATTGTATTTCGATTGCAAAATTAAATTTCTTGCCATCTGCATATTTTTTAATTTGTTGAACAATAAATTCATAATCAAACATTATTGGTTCACCGGATAAATTAGGTTTAACAATTTCCCAATTTGCTTTATTCTCCAACTGTTTTAAAAGAGCTTCTAAATTTGATAATTGTTTGGGTTCTGCTCTAAATAATAATCTATCCATCAAACTTGGCACTAATAATATTTGTCTAAAATTAATTTCCAAGCTAAATTTACTATTATTTACAGGAGTAATTATAAAATCTTTCGGTTTTCCATCACTTATAATTATACCGTTCTTTTTGCTAACAAATGAATGTCTAAATAATATGGTTAGCCTTTTTCTATTTTCGTTACTATTTAATTTTATAGCCCAAAACAATGCTCCTGCTGTCGCTAACCCACTTACCCAGTCAGCTAAACTCCCAACCTCTAGTATAAAACTCATTTGCAACACCCTTTTATTTTTCACTATACCAAATAAAAACCACCTGCTCAATTTTCAACAGATGGAAAGGGCTATATATTTAAAAAACTGGTTAACGCACCAGTCAGCGCCACATGCGTGTTTTACATCCAGTGTGGATAGGATATGAGAAGTGGAGCGCAGACTCAATATAAGATTTATTTTTGTAATCATCTTCACTTCTCACTAATAACATTTTATCACCTTTTTTTACTCAAAAAGTGCCAGAAAAGTGCCATTTTCAATTTAACACTTCAATCCCAAGTGTTGTCGCTAGTTCAATAACAGCCTTCCGTTTCTCTCTTTTGTACTGTCTCTCTTCATAAGGAATATCAAGCATAATAGTTCTATCTTGTAAGTTATGAATGAACTTCTCAAACAGTATCTTTCTATGAATGTGCTCAAGTTGATTCATAATAGCATCGTATTTTTTAACCGCTTCTTGTGCTGCATGAACGTTATCGACATTATGAATTGCAGCATCTTCTACTTTCGAATGAAATTCATTACTGAAATTCGGTGGCGTTAATTTGTATGTTGTCGTCATTGTTGGCAATTTACGACTTCCTGCCATTACACGCAGCATTAAATAGTCTTTAAAGAACTTTCTTACTGCTCTGACTGTCTGAATGTAGTTAATATCTTCAACTTGTGGTAGATTGAATAGTTGTCCCATAAAGTCGCCCCCATCACTTTATAAATTTTCGATAAACTCCCTTATTTTTTCAACCTTTTCAGCTGTATCAATAAAAGATTCTTCACTAATTGCTTCAAATTCAATATTATAATTAGCGATTTCTACGTCCTTTCCGTCACAAATTGTTTCTCTTGTAAATACATTTAACTTTTCAATTTGCATTTTCATCCTCCTAAAACATATTACTCCAAGCCCAAAATATCCCTTTAACTGCTAAGCCTAGTACAAAAATCAATACTAGGACCCACAAAGTGTAAATTGTCAAAGCTCCTATAAATTTCGCTACTTTATCAATCATTCCAAATCTCCTTATTTTTTTGATATTCGTTCATGTCAAAAATTTGATAGTATTCTTTTTTATTTCTTTGCGTGTAATTGAAAACTACTGCCTTCGAAACTTTGAAATGCTCTGCGATTGCGTAACACGTTAGTCCTGCATTACGTAAATCAGCGAATTCACGAATTGTAATTTCCGCCCATTTTTTCTTTTTCACGATGCGATCGAATGTTTTGGTCCAATAAGTTTTTTGCTTTTCTATTGTATTCTCGTTCATTAGTTGATTAAGTTCTTTTTGCAAATCCAGCAAGTCGTCAAGTTCTACATCGTTATTTGCTATATAACTAATTATCTCCCGCTGCCTCGCTTTACTCTTCGTTATCTTCGTTATCTCCATTACCGCCATTTATCACACCTCCACAAACTGTCTTCCTTTCAGTTTCAAACACTTAATTGATTGCATATAACGCAGTTCGAAAAGTTTTTGCTTGATTCGAAACTCTTTTGTTAACATGCCTTTGACGTCGATTAATTCCTCGTGACCATCACTGTAACGAACGAGAAAATCCGCTTTATATTTAATCGCTCGATACAGTTTTCCGTTTTTTCGAAAAGAATCTTGTAAAATAAATTCTGGCTGTAAATCGAAACTAACTACTTCGCCAGTCATTTTTAATAGTTTCAATTGCTGATAATATGCCGCTTCTGCTTTGCTATCGAACTTTATATTGTCAATAACTACTTTCTTCGCATTATATTTACTTCGCGTACTCGTTCGCCTCGTTAATGACGAATGCGGTATACTTTGCCTCAATCTCTTCGTCCCCCATATTTTCGATTTCGCTAATTTGGTAGTTTGTAACTTCTGCAATCGCATTAGCCATTTGACGGATGCTCATTGATCTATTCCTCAACTTTTTTATTGCAGTTTCTGCTGTCATTTTTTATTCACCCTTTCCCTCAAAATGGCAAATCATCTTCATTGATATCAATCGGCTTACCTTCACTTGCAAATGAATCGCTCTTCTGACTCGTATCCGCTCGATATGAGCTTGTTTGATTGTTATTTGAATAATTAGCCTTGTTTTGATAATTATTCGATGTAGCGCCTTCTGCGTGGTTTCTAGGCTCTAAGAATTGAACTGACTCAGCAACTACTTCTGTAACGAAAACGCGTTTACCGTCGTTATCCTCATAATTTCGAGTCTGTATTCGACCATCAACGCCCGCCATGCTTCCTTTCTTCAAGAAATTAGCTGCATTTTCCGCAGGTTTACGCCAAACAACACATTGAATAAAATCGGCTTCTCGTTCTCCATTCTGATTAGTGAAAGCGCGATTTACAGCTAACGTAAAAGTCGCGACTGCTACGCCTGCTGGAGTGTAACGTAATTCAGGATCTTTCGTTAATCGTCCTACAAGTACTACACGATTCATCATTTTAGTTCCTCCTCTAATTCGTCTATTATTTCATCTGACGCAATTGCTAGTCCTTCGAATTTTATTATTAAGAGTTCCCTTAGACTGTTTATAGTTTGCATATATTCCATTTTAGTATCTAGGTTGGGCGCTTGTTCTAACGCCCTATCAAATGCGTCTATCCGATTTTGAATCTCTCCAGTTTCTTTCTCGTACATTCTTTTGCGTTCACGTGCATTCTCCATTTATTGTTCCCCCTCAAAATCTTTAATTTTTGGTTGTTCTCCGTATTTTTCAAGCATGTAACTTTTCGCTTTTTCAACTTCTTTTCTAAATTTGTCTAATCCGTTTGCTTCGATTTTTTTCTGGATTAAAGGAATCACTTTATATTTATAAAATTCAATTGCTGTATTGCGAGTGTTTGCATCTAGGAAATCTATGAGATCGATTGGATAATTTAACAATGAAGCTCCACTAGATATTTCATTAACGTGCAAGAATACTTGGGTTAATGTCCTTTCCGGATAAATTGCAAAGTCTATTCCGTCAATCGTCACTTGTGTTCCCGTTTTCGCAACCCAGCCACTTTTCGTCGCAATCTGAAACACTTTATCTTTTTCGGATATTTTTATTGTGTTAGTCATTCGTCATCCTCCTTCTTCAAAGCATTCACCATTTTATCTATTTCTTCCTGCGTGTATCCTATAACTATATTTTCAAAACCAACTCTGAACCCTTTTACAAAATGTTTCCCTAATTCTTCTGCCGCTTTTCTGTCAAGTTTCATTTTCTCTTCGGGTGCTATTTTTAATTCGTGTGTTTTAGTCATCGTCATCCTCCCATTCCTCCCACCTATACGCTATTTTCTCCATAAATTCGTCTGCATGTTGATAACCAACCTCTTTCAGCCATTCTTTAGCTTCTTCAAAACTTAACTCTCCTGAAACTGAACCGAGTTGTTTAATAGCTACATTGAAATCGACTTCATAGAATGCTAACCAATCATCTAACGTTACAAGATTTATATCTAATGATCTTTGAGTGATTAATAAATCTTCTAACTCTTCTTTCGTCATGTCGTGATGCGTTTGCGCTTCTACTACAGTTGATATTCGACAATATAATCCGTTTGGTTGTTTTGCTATTAGTCCTGGCATTATCCCAAACTCCTTCCGCACATTGGACAGTAGTTGATAGATACGAACAAGTAATCCACACCGTTAGACCCATAATAAGTAAAACTGAGGTCATTATCGTTATCAAGACTAACCTCTGCATCATCCAGGTTACTCACTTCGACACGTTTGCTATCTTTAACATCCGCACAGAAATCGCATTCTACGCTGACAATTCTGCCAATATTCTTCATTCCATTACCTCAAATCCATAACATTCATAGTCATCCTTAGTAATCTCAAACCATCCAACGATTTTACTTTTAGCGTTCGGCTCACTTTCTAGCAAAATTATTCCACAATCCTTCAACGCTTCTTTCAATTGTTTATCATCGAACTCATCACTAGCTGTTTGGGATTCATAACGCTTAAATTCAAACATTTCATCATAAAAATTTTCAATGTGCCATTCTGCGCCTTCGACACGAAGATATCTTTCTTTTCCTGTTTCTAAATTTCTAGCTCTTAAAATAGCTTTCATTCCGCCACCTCTTCACTACTAACTGAAAACACATGTGGGTCGTCATATAAGGCGTTAATTGCAGACCGTAATTCGTTATCATCTTTTACCGTTCTTTCATATGAATCAACAATAACTTCCCCCATGAAACGCTGCTTGTATGTTATTTTATATACTTTATAATCTGTTTTTTTATCGTTCATTCCGCCACCTCCAACAAATCCGGATTTACTTCCAAAATAGTTGATTCATGTACAGGCGGATACATCAAATCGCCGTCCACGATCAAATCATATTTAGCTTCTCCACACTCGCACATGCCACAAAACATGATATGTCTTGTGTGCTTCTCTAATGCTTCTCTTAAAGTCATTTACTATGCCTCCCACAATCCTAAATTTTCGTGCACATTACCGATAATTTCGATTTCATTTGTTTCAGATTGCAGAGTTATCGCAAAATGCCCTACATCCTCAACTAGCCACGCGCCATTCAAAAATACAACCTTGCCTTTGATTGAGCTCCAATCAAGACGATCATAAACACTAATATCGACTATATCCCCTTCAAAAATCTTCTTGCCGTTTTTGTCTTTTAAACCTGTGTATTGCATCAGCACGACATCATCAAAGTTGTACCAGTCGACGCACAGCGGGCAATTTGGGTCTCCGCAACCACTTACGCCTACAGACTCTGTTTCGTTAAAGCACAAATCCGTAACAGGAAGCATTTTCTTAGTTTCTTTTACAAACACTCTAAATCCAATCGCTCTCATGCTTCACCCTCCGCTTCCTCAACAGGAACAGCAAACTGCCAATAACGTTCGTCCATTCTTTTTATCTTCGATTCGGTCAACATAACTGCATCTGTTTTTGATTGTGACAAAGTATAGTCCATTCTGTTTGTCACATAACCAAAATGCGGTAACTTCACATAATAAAGCGGTTCTTTCTCGACTTCGTAGCCGTCAAGCCAAGCGCGGGCGAGTAGTTCTTGATTATCAGCTGATGAAATTAACCATTCGTACATTTCAGCAGACATATCAGAATCTTCATAGTCTAACAAACAAGCTAAATCGTATTCTCTTTGTTTACAGTGTTTTATCCAGTCATCGGCAAATTGCGGTAATACTAGCTCCGCCCCTTCCACTTTCACTAGATACTTTTGTAGCTTCGTAACTGTCACCGGAAATCCGTCAATCTGCACTTTGCACTTTTGCGTGTCGTTATAAACTTCTTCTACTGTCCCAACGCGCTTTTCGCTTCTTAAAATGAGTTCTACTCTGTCACCTTCTCTAAATCTCATGCTCTCTCCTCCTTCAAATTCAATATCCCCATTTCAAACAGCGTTTTGTAAATAGCCATTAATACATCTACCACGATGCTATTTCCGTATAATTTGTACAAAGTTGCATTCTTTTTGCCCGGTCGTGTCGGATATTCTGCAAGTAGCTTCGCATGATCTTCATCTGAAAATCCCATTAACCTCGAAACTTCAAACTCGGTTAAGTACCTGTATAGATTCTCATCAAGCTTCACGATACCTGCATTTGGACACCGATCTTGTCGCGTTGAAATCGTCCAGCAGTGCGTTTCTATGACATCCAGAAAACGATTATACTTTGCGTTTTTCCGCTGCATGTTCAGGTCTTCAATTTTGGTTAGCATACTGGGTATTTTTATTGTGTAAATATCATCAACATCAGTCTCTAGAAATTCGTTTATTGGGCGCATTGGCTCTTTCTTTAACTTTGAAAAATCAAATTGTGGACCACTTAAAACCGATACAGTGTAAATGCGTTCTCGCTTTTGCGGTATCCCAAAATCCATTGGATTCAACACTTCGTAACTATTCGTGTAGCCCATCGCTTCCATTTGCGCCAAATAATCTTTAAATGCGTGAATCATATCGCGGTCAAGCACGCCCTTAACGTTTTCCCACAAGACTACGCGAGGCTTCCACGCGCCCATATTTTGAATTATTTTAAGCGTTTCGAATAATAGTGAACTGCGCGTTTTATCTTCACTACCACCGCCCCAACGATGCCCAGCACGAGAGAAATCTTGACAAGGCGAACCATGAATCAAAAGGTCTGGGCGTAAGTTGTAACCCACAACTGACTGCGGTTGAATCGTTTTATCATATAAAGCGTTGTAGGCGCGTACTGCTTTTTCGTCAATCTCAACGTAATCAATCGATTTATGTTCAATGCCTAGATTTATTAGCGCTTTTCGTGGAGCGCCTATACCACCGAATAATTCAAGTATTTTAAGAGCCTTCACTATTTTTGCACCTCCTTCTGTTCCTCCGTAAGCCTTTGAGTAAGTGACAACACATATCTTCTTTCTACCGTCTCACATAAATTCAGACTAGCTCTATACCTAATTTCGTTAAATTTTATGTTTGTAACTGGTTTTGCGTCATCATAAATCGTTAAAGTTTTGTCTTTGAACATAGCAGGATTTCGCAAAATAAATTTATACATTTTTGTAATATGGTTATAGTGTCGAATTTCCGACGGCTTCCCGCCAAGTCTTGACACGTGCCAGTAATATTTTCCCAAGAGAAACATCCTTTCTAATTAAACCCACTGTATCCTCTTATTTTCTAAAGCAGGTATGTTATAACAAATCCAGCAACACCCCCTGTTAAAAGATGTTGAATGCCCTAAAAACTTAATTCTTTTCTTAAATATCAATATCGCTAATTTGTCACTATATTGTTCGAATATGCTTGCTCGTTTCTCAGTTTCGAGAGTCGAGAGCGGCAATAGTAAAGCAAATGACTTTATTTTCTTTTCGTCTATTAGCTGAAAACTACGCTCTATAATTTCGTTTTGCTGTGAAAACGGCGGGTTACTAATCATTAAGTCACAATCAATTGGTGGTTCCGTTGTAAAGAAATCATTTCCCACATCATCAAAAATATGTGTCGCTTTATATTTAAGATTTAATTCTTCTGCTCTAAGTTTGAACAAGCTGTCATAATGATTGAACGGGAACCACAGACTTTTGAACGACTCAATATCTATCAAGCTGTATATGTCTTCAACAACATAACGCGGAGTTGCAACGTGGTCTTTATCCGCTTTTTTTAATTCGTACATAGCCATAGCTTTTTTAATAGCTTCTAAAGTTTCGTACTCATTTGCGATTGTTTTCATGCCTTCGCCTCATTCCTAGCCGCTAACTGTGCTTTAATTTCAGCGACTTTCTTTTCTAAGTTTTCGCTTGATTCTGTTGTTGAAGTTTCTTGTTTTGTTTGTTTCTGCTCTTTGTCGAACCAGTCTGGCAATACTTCTTCTTTTACTGGTTTGTTGTATTTGTTGAAAGTGGGCTTGTTTGCAACTGGCTTATTACGTTGCGTCGCCATCTGATCATAATTTTTCCTTAAAGATTTCGGCGATTTAATAACACCGCACCAGAAATCATTTTTCTGTGACCAGATAATTGCATTCTTAACTTTTTCAGCATCTCGCTTATCTTGTTCAATCATGATTCTGATGTCATGAGCCCATTTTTCAACATCTGGAACTTTTTCTTCTGGGTTATTTGACTTAATCATTTCAAACAATAAATTAGCTAAAGATAAATGAACCTCGTCAAACTTGTTTTGACGTTTATTATTATCTTTATTATCATTCTTCTCTTTATTATCTTTATTGTTTGTGATCGTCTGTTGTACATCTGTTGTACATCTGTTGTTCGTTTGTTGTTCATTTTGCTGTTCGTTTTCTATGTCGCCACCTTGATAAAACCCCCAGTTTTCAATGGTTACAACTGAAAATTTGTTGTACGATTTGATGTTCAACATTTGAGCTTTTTCTAACTTTTGAAGTCGTCGCCACCACGTAACCGCTGTTCGTTTATTTTTCAGTCCTATGTTCATTGCCTCTTCTAATTTTTCTCTTCCGATTACAAATTGACCCGGATTTAATTTGACTATTTGTTGACCTAAAAATATTTCTCTTTCTTTAAATGACGCTTTGATAAGGCAGTATGACCAAAGCCGATAAAACTCAGGGTCTTGCCATATCCAGCTATCAATAATTTTTCTGTGTAAAGCTATATAACCATCCATCGCAATTCCCCTGCCTTATCCTACTTCAATAAGTCTTCTAAATCGATAGCATCTTTTAATTGTTTAGTTGCTCGGCAATACTCACATTCTTCACATCTTATTGCATCAAGTTCTTTATTCTTAACTGCGATAACTCGTGGCATTTTTTCTTCCAAAAAACTATATTCACTATCTAACCAGTTTTGATGGAATTGTATTACCGCTTTATCTGGCGGATTTTGTTTTGTGACTGCTACAATATAAGGTTTATAGTCTCCTTCAAATTGACATTCCACCATAGCTTTATAAACAGCCATTTGAAGCACATAATCATATGCTTGGATAAAAGATACCCAACCGTTGTATTTGACCGACCAAAAGCGTTTCTGTAGCTCCTGTGTGGTCTTTAAATCGCCTATACGTTTTTTATCATGGTTAAGTACATCTAATTTTGCTTTCCAAGTTGTTCCGAATAAATTTGCAGTAACAATAGCTTCTTTTTCTCCATCCATTACAATCATTGAAAGCGGGTCTTTTTTAATTGTTTCAATCATTAAATCAGCTTGTTCAAACTCTGCCCGTTTCCCTGTTCCTCTTGCTTTATAAATCTTCTTTTCATTCTCAGAAACAAAGTCGTTAAAAGCTTGTTCTGACTCAAATGCTGTATGCGTATAGGAACCAACTAAAAGCGCTGTAGATTCGTTGCGAGACCATTCTTTATGAAGTTCTGCCATTGTCCGTGCTTCGCAATCCATAAAAGATTTGAATTGTGAAACGGACATGTAATCTAAATTAGCTGCTTGACTATAATAGTTTTCCTTGGTCAGTTTCAACGGCTTGTTCTTTGTCATCTGTTTTCACCTCTTCTTTTTCTGGTTCCAATTCTTTTGCGAGTTCAGATTTCGAAGAGTCCGTTTTTTTTGGTAAATCCTTATCGAACCAATCTTCTATTTTTGACATACCGTCCTTTATCGAATTAATTATGTTTTTAGTCTGTACTAAGTCATATTCAGTAAATGAGTCAGTTTTATACCCAAAACGTTTCTCGACTTGACTTTGAGTAACACCGAACTGTTCTTTTAAATAAGTCAACATAGCCCCAACGCGATCTTTAAGCGGTTTTTCTCCGCCGCCATTTCTTAATGTTTCATTGCATTGTTGCATTGCGGCTTCTACTATATCTCCGGGAATAACGCTCAATAAGCAAGCTCTCAATCGGCGCGACCCCATATTAGCTACAAGCTCATATATATCTCGTTCGTCAGTAACCATCTGCGTTCCTTTTTTAGTTGTTCGTTTGTGTGGCACGGTGAATATTTTTTCTGTTCTAGTATTTGTTTCAGCATCCCATGCGTAAGCCATTGCTGTAGACTCGTGGTCGTTTCTTTCTAATTCCTTAACACCAAAGCTAATATTTCCCCAATTCTGCGCTAACACTTCTGCTAAGCGAATTGATGGACCAATTACTTTTTGACCACCTCGCGGATATTGATAGATTGCAGTTTCCGCTAATCTAAGTCGTTTACATGCTTCTAAAATTCGGATTTCTGCTTGATATTGATTTCGGGGGAAATTTTGCGCCATAAAAATTTGCCCTTTTACTTCCTCCATTTCACGACTCGCCGTCGCATGAGCCATAACTCCGTTCCCCTGCTGTTTAGATAATTCCATTCCTAATTCATTCATACGTTAACCACTCCTTCTTCTCCAACTAACAACTGGTATATCTTAATTAAATCGTCGAATTCTTTACTTCCTTCTTTATTACTTTGATAGAAGCGAAGATAATTAAATAATTCGGTTGCCGCTTCACTTTCGCTAAAATCAAACACTTTTACTTTGATATTTGAATAGGTTGTTAAAAACCACATATATGTTACCTCCATTGATTTTTTAATGGACCTGAGGTATAATTTTGTTAAGGTAATATCTCAAATCCTTAAAGCGCGCACTGCTATGCGTGCTTTTTTAATGTCTAAAACCATCGTCCCAAAGATCATCAACAACCATCGGATTCTCAACCACGTTTATCACTTCCTCTCAGCCAAAAACCTGCAATCACAGACATAAACGACACGAAAATCATTACCATAAATACATCCATCAGCGCGTGACCTCCTCATAACCTTTTAACTTCAACTCTTCTATATAGTCAGTCATGTTGTCGCAACCTGTTTCGTTTAATGGGATTTTCTGCTGAAACGCCGGATTAGCTATCATTTTTGTTTTACTATTTGTATGAATTTCGCTATCTCCGAAGTTTGTTGTCTTTCTGAAAACTCTTTCTGTCATTGTTGTAGCCCTCCTAAATTAAAATCAGAATTAAAATCAAATTACATAAGTTTATTAAAGCTAACGCCGCTGCTGTTATTACTAAGATGCTGAATAAAAGTTGGTTCCTCATATCGCGCGCCTCGGAATAATAATTTCACGCAAATGTCCATCTACAAGCTCTTTAGTGACTTTGTACTTTTTGTTAAAAGCTTCAGCTCTTTTTTTGCGCTCAACTTCATCAATCTTTTTAAATCGCTCTTTTACAATGTTGTTTATTTCTGTGAAATTAATATTCTTCGACTCGTAGCTTTCGTAACTAGCTGATACTAAAACTTCGCTCATTTTCCGCAACTCCTTACTAGTCCAGATTTTTGATAATATTGATCACGTTTGTTTAAAACTTGTTGTAAATCTATGTTGAAAGCTTTCGCAATACTTGCGTTCAGAGTTAATGCAGATGCAACTACATCTGTTATTTCTGAAATAGCTTGTTTAGCTGCTTCTCGTTGTAACATGTCACCTTTTCTTAAGCTATATGTCATCGTTTCTAAGCCATTTTTTAGCGTGTTTATTGCTTCTTCAACTTCTAGTTCAAAACGGTTAGTTAAAGAAGCGTGGTGATTGTCTAAGCCGTCGAAAAGTGGAGGTATCATTCCGTTTGAAAATTCATGTGCGAATAAATAGGTGCTTTCTGGTTCGTTATAGCTATCAATTAACTGTTCTGCTTGTTCAAGTGAAACTGTACGCTTTCCTTTTGCTTGATTACTTATTAAAGCGGCGGTTACATAGCTGTCTATCGCTAGTTCTTTTTGCGAATGAGTTTCTGCTAAAACTCGCATCGCATTTTGTGCATATGTTGATTTTTGAAACATAATATCTCAATCCTTTTTGTTTATTTTTCAGCGACTAATTAACAACTTATCGTTATATACTATTGTTAGTCGCTCCCCGTGGCTATTGTTGTCTGCGAGCGCCGTTGTGGTAGGCGGCGCTTAAATTATGACTTGATTGTGTTCTTCTAATAATTTGTTTAATAGGTATATTTGACCTTTGCCAGTAACTCGAGGTGTATAGGTAGTTATCATTAAGCCATTTCTATCTGTATGAATATGTGTTTTTTGTTCAAACAATCCTAAATTCATTGCCTTTTGCGATGGCTTGTTATAATAAGTCCCTTTATTTAGCAAATATCCGCTTCCTCTTAGCCATTCAAAAAGCCTGTTTTGCCCAATATCTAAGCCATTTTGTTTAAGGATTGTCGCTAAGTCTTTTACTAAAACTGTATTCTCGCTCGTTTGTACAGCATCTGCAAAAATCACTTTCGGTTTTTGTTCCTCAATTTGATTTAATGCTTCTTGCTTCTCTTGTTGCTCCTCAATCCATTTTTTAGCCCTAGCGACTGGGTCGTCTATCATGTATGAAAATGTTGGATATTCAGTTGCTAATTTCCTCGCTTGTTTTTCTACTTCAATAAAGTATTTTCTAATTGCTCGACCCATTTCATTGTTTTGTACCATTGCTAATTCTTTAGCAGTGTCTAAAGTTAATAAGTATTCTGTTCTGGGTCTACCGAATGTACTTTCTCCCAAAATCGGGAAATAGTCTTCATCCTTTGAAAATCTATAATTACTAAGCTTGTCAGTAATCCAAGTAGTGAATTTTTTTCCAACTTGCAAGCTTTGATGTAGTTCCCGTGCATTTACAAATTTCTCGCCTTTTTCATTTTCTAAAACTGGCAACATATCATTTGCAATTACTTGTAAATTTGACATTTTGTTCTCCTTTCTGTTCGCCCTTTCACAGTGCTATAGTTTTTGTGAAGGGAGGTGGAATTTGTGAAAAATCGCATGGATATAATGTTCAAAGGTATCTCTGATGACCAGCCCATTGCTCTAATGGGCGTTATAAGCATTACATCTTTTCCAGATAACAAAAGTTTTGATTTAAATGATTTTTATTTAGAAGCCGATAAAACTTACAAAATCATTTATAAGGGTGCAAACGAGTTAGAAAACGATTTATCGAAAGTTTTTCTAATGAACTCAAATGATGTCCTTTACATTGAGTTCACTATTTAATAACTGTTTTCAATGATTCCGCTAAAGCCGACACCATGGCGGAATCTCCCTTATTGAGGGCTTCTTTAAAACTCGATTCAAAATTTTCCAAAATTACTAATTTACATTCAAGCCGTTTTTGTTTAATTGCTTCCATCATTTCAAAGTCCTTCATTTTTTAACCTCCTATTCTTTTTGGAAAAGCTTCACTTCACCTTAATTTCTAACGAGTTTATAGTGTTAGCCAAGTCTTCCACCAAAGATTTGGCTTCACTTAATCTCTTTTCTAACAAAGCGGCGTTTTCTATGGAATCCTCTACTCCATTCAGCTCTACTTCCATTTCGATGATTTTTAGCTCTTGATCTTTTTCAAGTAAATCTAAAATGTTTTTTATAGTGTTGTACTTAACGAATAATCTATTCTCTTTTTCATTACCATTTTCTAAAATTGTTTCTAATTTAATAATTGCTTGTTTGATGTTATTCATTTTTCTTCCTCCTAAATTATGATTTTTAGTATTTTCCAGACCATATTAGTCTTTGCATTTCTTCGCTGATCGTGAATGGGTGATATTCCACTTGTACAACTGGTAATGATCCTGCTTTTAAATCTAACTTGACCGCTGTAATTCCTTTTCTTAATTGTTTTCCATTGATTTCTAATACTCCATAACAGCAGTTTCTATCTCCTTGCATTTTAATATTTAACGATTTCAAGATTTCTGGAGGTATGATTTTGGTTTTAAAAACTGATTCTTTCTCTTCACTTCTTTTATTACTCAAATATCTTATGTTCATTTTCTAGCCTCCTATTTTCTTTTGCCCAAATCGCCGTTAGTTTTTTCCGATAATCTATTAACTAATGAATTAATTTCTGAATAAAGTTCCGGCAAAATACTTAAATCGCTAAAATCTTCGCCAGTTATACTTAATTCAATGGTGAGTACTGACTCTTTTCTATTTCTCTTAGTTAGGAAAGAGTTTGTAAATGCAATTTTTTTCATTTTCTAGCCTCCTATTTTTGGTTACTCTCCAATCTGCTATAATTAGTTTGATTGGAGGTGATATTATGATTAAAGTTTCGCTAATTGAAGAAGGGAAAGTTCTTCAAAATATGGAACTCTATTATTTACCTAGAAAAGGTGACGTCATTTCAAGTACCAATATAAAAGCACCGCATTACCTAGTTAATGTAGTAGCACATGTAGATGGTCACGAACTGGTAAATTTACATGTCCAGGAATTCGCGAATCAAGTTGTCGCAGGCAATGAGATTAACGGTTTCCGAAATAATCGATGAATCTATTGTTTTAATCCAATATGCATTTTTAATTGTTTCGCTATCTAAGTACACTGCTTGTTTGGTAAGCACAATAACTTTTTGTCCACCTTGATAAGTTACATAACCCTTCCTAACAAGCAGTGTGCCTTCAGTTGTTTCCTCAATTCTTCCAACTACTCGTCCCGCAATTTCTAAAATGTCTCCTACTTTCATTTTCTAGCCTCCTATTTTTGTTAGTTTTTTATTATCACTATTAGTGATTTCTTTATTAAAAAAAATTTCTCCAACGCTTTTTCCGTAAAAATTTGCTACTTTAATCTTTGTTTTATCTGAACTACCTCGATAACCTGCTTCCATTTTAGAAAGTAAACTATAAGAAATACCGATAGCCTCAGCTGCTTCTAATTGTGTAATACCTTTAGCAATGCGAATTTTTTTGAGATTATTAATATTAATCACCGCCTTTATCACTCTATGTGATAATAATACTATCACTTTACGTGATTGTCAATCACTTTTTGTGATTTTTGTTTATTTTTTTTAAAATATCACTTATAGTGATACTTAAGAAGGAGGGAGATATTATGACTATAGGCAAAAAAATATCTGAGTTGAGAAATAAAAGAGGTATCTCTCAAATTCAACTTGCAAAAGATTTAAATGTTTCAACAAGTACTATAGGAATGTGGGAAACAGACAAACGTGCTATAAAAGATGAATTAATCGTTCAGTTAGCCGATTACTTTAATGTAACAACTGATTATTTATTAGGTCGTGAAAAATTCGACAACAGCGACTTACTAGCTGCGCATATTGACAATGATTTGACGGAAGAAGAACGAATAGAGATAGAAAAATATTTAAAATTTATCAGATCACAAAAAGAGTAGTTGCCTAAAAATTAACATTAGGGGGCTAATTGATGAATAAAACAAGTTATGAATTAAAGCAAGAGTTTCCAGAATTGAATTTTGTTATAAATAACAACTTACCAACAAAACTTTTCGGACTTATACAGAATAAAGTAGTACATCTTCATCCTGATTTGTCAGAAAATGAACTTAGATGTACTATAATAGAAGAAGCAATGCACTGGAAATATACCGCTGGAGATATAACAAAATTTAATAATGTAGAAAATATCAAGCAGGAGAAATTTGCGCGTCGTAAAGCGCATGAATATTTAGTAAATATACAATCACTCGCTTTATGCTACGATCTTGGCTACAGAACATATTATGAAGCTGCTACTTTTTTAAATGTTACTGAAAAATTTTTGATTGAAGCAGTAGAGAATTATAGAGAAAAATATGGACTAATGTATAATAATGGTAATTATATTATACATTTTGGCTCTACCATTCAAGTTTTCCAGGAGGATAACTCTTTTTATCCTTATGATTATGGGTGCTAATAAATTTTGACGAGGTGAACATATGTATTGCCCTAAATGCGGACATGCACTAGACAATCACGAAAATCAATGTCCTAACTGTCTAACACCAATCATTTATCAAAGCAACAACAACGGAAAAGCACAAAAAGCCGGCGAAATTATGGAAGAATCTGGTAAATTAATGTCAGGATGTGGTTGTTTAATGACATTGTTGATAACTATTCCTGTCATAGTAATTTTAATAATTATGTTTTTATAAAAAGGAGATAACGGGATGAGTAAGTATAGTTACTTGTTAAAAAAATGGTGGTTTTGGGCTCTTGCTATATTATTTTTAGTTATTTTATTTTACAGCTTTTGGGTAATAATATACTTGGTGGCACTAGCTTCCTTAATATTCGGGATAGTAAAAGTTGTTAAAAATGAAAACAGACGAAAATACACAATAATATTGACTATATCCGCTATATTTCTAATCACCTTTTCACTAATAAGAGTTGTACAGATGTATAACTATGTTATTAATAATCCAGAAGAAACTACAGCAAATGAGCAAAAAAAGAATACTGTCCAAGATGAGCAAACGGAAAAACCCGCTCAAGAAGACGCTGCCGAGGACGAGCAAGCAGAAGAACCTGCTCAAGATGATGTATCTACACCCTCTAAAATTACATCAGATAGTATAGAGTTATTTAATGAGTCAATTGATCGCTTGATTTCTGATTCGAGCGGGGTACTAATAAAAGTGGTTCCATTTGAAAATGAATATGATATGTTAATTGCGTACGTATCTCAAGATTTAAAATATCAAGATGAAGCAACTAAACAAAAAAATGTTGATTATTTAGGAAGCGAAATACAGCAACGTGCTCTAGGTACGCTCTTTGGTGGAGATAACAATCTAAGACCAATGGTTGAGTTCAGATATAAAGATGAGACAAAGATGGCTGGAAGTAGTGCTTTTGATAAAACTAATATGAAGCTCAAAGGAAAATAAAATATAAAGGGAGCAGATAAGATGAAAAAAGGGATGGTTTTATTAACGGGGTTTTTATTAGCTTTTAGTATTTTTTTAGTAGGTTGTGGAAATGAAAAAAATGATATACAAGTTACAAATACCAATGATAAAAGTAATTTCAAAGAAAAAGAAGAAGCTCAAATGAAGTTAACAGAAACAGAAATTACACCAAATGATAAAGGCGACTTTAGCATAATGGGCGTTGTCGATGAAGGTGCATCTGTTTATATTGAGTCAGAAGAAGCAGAAGTTAATTCATCGGGGATGTTCGTTGCTTCTAGCAACTACACCGGCTCGGAAGAAATTCAATATACTGTTACAGCTAAAGAAGCTGGAAAAACTGATAATGTACAAATTGTAACTATACTTCCACCCACTCTGAAAGAATACAGCGTTGGTGATACACAAGAAATCGGCGGGATAAAAGTAACTTTAACTAGTGTTGAGAAAACGAACGAAAGAAATCAATTTGATGATACCAAGCCTAAGAATGTAGTTAAAATAAGTTATAAAGTTGAAAATAATTCTGGATCCGAGTATTTTGTTGATTCTGATATTGATGTATATGATTCTAAAGGCACGATGGGTGAAAGATACCCACTCGACAACACGACCGGAAAAATACCAAACGGAAAAAATATGAATGCACAATTCCATGCAGGGATTAATGAAAGCGGAAATATTGAAATCATCTTTAACTTATTTTCCGATGCAAATTTAACTTTTCATGCAAAAATTTAAAAGAGAGCCTCCTGGCTTTTCTTTTTACCGAAAAAAGAACATACGTACGGAAGGAGAAAGGAAATGAAGGCAGCTATTTATATACGTGTTTCTACTCAAGAGCAAGTAGAAAATTATTCAATACAAGCTCAAACTGAAAAACTAACAGCATTGTGCCGCTCGAAGGACTGGGACGTATACGATATTTTCATTGACGGCGGATACTCCGGCTCAAATATGAATCGTCCCGCATTAAATGAAATGCTAAGTAAACTACACGAAATTGATGCTGTAGTCGTATATCGATTAGACAGACTATCCCGCTCACAAAGAGATACGATAACGCTTATTGAAGAATACTTCTTAAAAAACAATGTAGAATTTGTTAGTCTGTCTGAAACGCTTGATACTAGTTCACCCTTCGGTCGTGCAATGATTGGTATATTGTCCGTATTCGCTCAATTAGAGCGCGAAACTATACGAGATCGAATGGTGATGGGGAAAATTAAGCGTATTGAAGCAGGTCTTCCTTTAACGACCGCAAAAGGTAGAACGTTCGGCTATGATGTTATAGATACTAAATTGTATATTAATGAAGAAGAAGCAAAACAATTACAAATGATTTATGATATTTTTGAGGAAGAAAAAAGCATTACATCTTTACAGAAACGACTAAAAAAATTAGGGTTCAAAGTCAAATCATATAGTAGTTACAATAATTGGCTAACTAATGATTTATACTGTGGTTATGTATCTTATGCGGATAAAGTGCATACAAAAGGTGTTCATGAGCCTATTATTTCAGAGGAACAATTTTATAGAGTTCAAGAAATATTTTCGCGCATGGGTAAAAATCCAAATATGAATAGAGATTCAGCATCCTTGCTAAATAATTTGGTAGTGTGTAGTAAATGCGGATTAGGGTTTGTTCATCGGAGAAAAGATACTGTTTCCCGCGGAAAGAAATATCATTATAGATATTATAGTTGCAAGACTTACAAACATACTCATGAACTAGAAAAATGTGGAAATAAAATTTGGAGAGCTGACAAACTCGAGGAATTAATTATTGATCGCGTGAATAACTATAGTTTCGCTTCTAGGAATGTAGATAAAGAAGACGAATTAGATAACTTAAATGAAAAACTTAAAACAGAACACACAAAAAAGAAGCGGCTGTTTGATTTATATATCAGTGGTTCTTACGAAGTTTCAGAACTTGATGCTATGATGGCTGATATCGATGCTCAAATTAATTATTATGAAGCACAAATAGAAGCTAACGAAGAATTGAAGAAAAATAAAAAGATACAAGAAAATTTAGCTGATTTAGCAACAGTTGATTTTGACTCTTTAGAGTTCCGAGAAAAGCAACTTTATTTAAAATCACTAATTAATAAAATTTATATTGACGGTGAACAAGTTACTATTGAATGGCTCTAG